GTCAGCTCGCAAATGCCTTCAGTAAAACCGTTACCGTATGTAGACCAATCCCGAACCAACTTAACGCGGTAAGTTCTATTCTGCCATTGGACCTGATCCGGTGCCGTCGTATCAGTCAATGGGATCAAGCGGAATGGTGTAACAACTGAGATGAAACTACCAACGCGCTCCAGCTCTGGGATCTGCATAAGAGCCGATTGAGGAGCCGGTTGCACACAACCCCAAGTAAAATAGAAGCCCGGCGTATCAGTCGTCCGTCCCGTAGAACTTACGGTGCGAGTAGAGCGGACAACTGTGATGTCATCCACGAAGTCTGGGTCTATGAGGACTTCACTGACATCAAGCAGGGGCATTATGTACTCCCAGCAACCAACGGATTATAAGTATCCGACGGGTACCAACTACCATTGAATAACTTAGTCTGATCCGCTACAGAGCATCTCTGGAGATGACAGCTATCAACAAAGCCTTTCCATGAGCCGCCCCATACGAGATTATACTTTTTAGCCTGCACACCGAGAAAATCAAATGATCCTTTCCATGACGGATCACCGCCGATATTCTTTACGAGATCGACGGCCAATCCATAATTATGCACGCCGACCGTTCGAAGCTCGGTGGCATGTTGCTGGAATAGCATTTGCTGTCGCGCCTCGCTACGAAAAGTCTCAAAGACTAGCAATGGCGTGTCGGCAGCGGCGGCGTCCTCAAGGATATTTTGGACAATGCCACGGAGCACAGGTTCCAGATAATCTAGTGACGAGATCCGCGACGAACTGCCGTACATCGGTGACTTAGCCAGAAAGTCGGTGTAAAAGCTCACGACTTATTCCTAATGACATAAGTGATAGAATTTAACATCTGAGCTGTATCAACGAGAATGGTATAATTGCCGCTCTTGGGCGCGTTTGGCGTCTGTGCCGATCGGGTCTTCTGCCCGGCAACACCACGCTGCCGCTTATAGGAATCAGACCAATCGTGGAAAGGCGGATCGCCGCCAGCCAGGATGTTGTTCTTCACTGCGGCAGTGACCATCATGCCTAGCGCTTCGAGCTGCTTCTGCCCATCGGCAGCCTTGCCTTCGGTGACAAACACCGCGGCACGGCGCAGCAGCTCAACTGCCTTGTCCTGCTGGCGAGCCACCTCAGGATACAGCCATGGCCGGGCTGGGAGGTTCCTGGCAGGGCTGCCGAACTCGTGGAGGTATCCGAGGGAGGCGTTGTTGATCGGGCCTCCAGGACGTCCTGCGCTGTCAGACGGGATGCCCACCATGACGCGCTGACGCGTGAGGTTCTGAATGGCCTTCAGCATCGCCTCAGTGTTGTCGAGGACAATCTCGATGCCATTGGCTAGTGCCACAAGCATGCCCCTATGAAGCCGACACTGGCAGAGACAGTTGCCAGCAACCCAATCGCCCAAGCTATCTGCCAACCGACAAGGAGAGTTACGAAGTTGTCCAACTTAGATTCCGGCTGAAAAGGCAAAGAGAAGTGCGACACCAGCCGAACGTCAGACATCAGTTACTCCATCAAGTCTGGGGGAACGTGAAAATACTAGCTCCAATCAGTTGAGTTTCGCTCACTGTGCCAGCATCGCTGCCGACAATCATCACGCCGCCCGAGCCGAACATACGGGCAAAACGTAGGAAACGCATTCCATAAGTTGTTAGGTTCCAGTCTCCACCGTCTTCAAGAGCAGAGAGACTAGGATTATATGAAACTGAAACGCCATTAATTGATTTACTGGTCTGCACGCCAACACCGAGCCCTGGCACACCGCCGCGGCTCGCTGTCAACGCAGCCTGCTGTCCCAGAACCAACTCATGTGCCGTGAACAGCGCTATGCCGACATTATACATAGCGCCCCAGCGCTCGGGGTTGAGTAACTGTGTAGCTACTATCAGCCATGGTTCCACAATCTCATCGAGATAGACCGACGAGTCATCGAATTCCGGGAAGGTCTGACGGAACTCAGCAACCGTTATGGCTGGCGTCACAGTTCCTGACATAGATCACCCACAGATTTGTCTGAGCGCGTCCATAATTCGTTCGCAGTGCTGCTCGTAAGATTCACGTTCTCGACGAATATACTCATACTCAGTCTGTGTAAGCTGACCGGAGTGAGCAATGCCATTCTTATTGACATCCTCAGGCTTCGTATTGAATAACTGAGCCCGCGTCATCAGGCATTTCTCGTCATTTGACTTATTCAAAACGCACTGACTGTCAATATTATCGTCATTCCACTGATGCCCAATAAGGGTAGCCTGAAATTTCATATAACGTGCCCGTCCGGAGGTATATACCCAGATGTGCTCTCGCCGCAGGCACACCCATACTGATCAAGCGCTGAGGCAATCGCATCACGGTAGCTCTTACCAGAGTCCAGAGCGTCCTTACAGCCTTTGAAGAAGTGACGTCGGGCATCAATAGTTGCCTCATCACCGCTGATCTGTCCTAGGTTGGTCTTCTGGCTCAGTGGCTTGTTCTCGGCGACATGCGTCGGTGGTTTCATAGTCAACCACTTGACCGTGCCGGCTATCTTGCGGTCGTATTTAGGGTCTTCGGCTGAATCCCCCATTGGAACGCCGATCCCTGAGATCCGGCCGAGGTCAAGCTTCTGATCGGGTGCCTCGTCATCGCAGGATTGGAGCTTGCGACCAGACACACCACACTTGCCGCCCTTCGGCTGGTATTCATCGACTGCATGACGGATGGCATCTTTGGCAGGCAAGCCTCTGTCCATCGCTGCACTGACAGACTTATGGAAGCCTTCCTCAGTTGACTGCCAACGGACGTCACCGCTGTTGCTGCCATTCCAGACGGTGCCCAACTCCATGCACTTGGACAGGGGAAGGCCAGCACGGACCGCATCCTTAAACCGTCGACGGAACTGATCCACGGTCGGCAGCTTGTCCATCGAGGCCGGAACAGAGCTTTGTCGAGATGTCGCGGGAAGTCCGCCCACCGGTCGCGGTGATATGGAACTGGACGATGCCGAAGCAGATTCTTCATCATCGCAGGATTGTAACTTACGGCCGGAGACGCCGCACTTTCCACCCTTGGGCTGGTATTCGTCAGCGGCATCGATGCCTGTGATTTTGCCTTTGTTCTTAGATGCATAGAGCACCGATTTAGCTTTTTTCTCGCTGCCATACTCCTCCCGCATCTTCGACAGGATCTTCTCACCCTTAGCTGTAAGTGGCATCTGTCAGGTCCTATCGGAGGAGGGGGTGGCCAGCTATTGGTAGTACATAACTTATTAGGACAAGGAGGAAAATGAGCAGCAACACAAGTTGTGCTATTGCCGGAAATGGCGGTGGCAGTGGAATCAGTGTGATAATATACCACACGATCCCAAAGACAATCAGCAAGATCAGTAAGTCGATCAGAAGCATTATCATGTATGAAGTGACTTTCTTCCAGGAGTTGGCTTGGTCGCTTCTTTCACGATAGTGCGCCGACGCTGCTCATGCGCCTGAGCATCAATATCTGCCAGCTCACTCTCAACCGAGTCTTCAATAGCCGCATCAATGAGGCGACGGCGAGCCGCCTTACGAGCCGCTTCCTTGGCATATTCAGGCGTGCCAACCTTCGGCTCGTAAGGTCCAGGTCTGTCTGAGTGGGCGACCACATACCAGTGCGTGGCAATGTGGTCGTCCAGTTCATATATGCCCGGATTGAATCGTTGTAGCTTTCCGTCGTCATGAGTTAGAGTGAAAGATTCAACGATTACTACGCGCTGCATAGAATATCTCCATCATGTGCCAGCTCTGCTTGCTTCCGCGCGGCAATGGCATCATCCTTGTTAACAAAGCGACCGAGCAACTTAGTCTTTCCGTCTAAAGTGATTCTGGCGTCCCACTTCTGCTCTTTTGTGATCCAGGAAACGCCTTTGACACCTGATATATTATCAATTCGTGGATCAGCGTTGTAAGTATTTCTGGACCTTGTTAGTAACCGTAAGTTAGACCACCGATTATTCGATCGCGAGCGGTCGATGTGGTCAATCTCATATCCGTCGGGAGGAAGTGTTCCCGTCATAAGCAAGTATGCAAGGATATGGGCTCGCCAAATCCGTCCACCACGACGGCTTAAGTTAATTTGTATATATCCGTCCTTTCTCGTTCCTGCCACGTCCCCAGGAACGATGATTCCGCCTCTTCCATAGGTTTGTATCTTCCAATGAAAAAGACCTGTGTCCGGATCATAACTTACGAGTTGCTTGATTTCACCAATACGATTTTCCCACTCCCGATACTTATACCAACCCATGACATACTCCTGTCGCATGTCATGGGTGATAGCAGCATCAGAGAGCATCTGTCAAATGGTTTCGATCATATACCATCCATGTAGCTCAAAGTTTCCGGGTACACGAACTCCATCACGCCCAGACGGCCATAGTAAGTGATGAGCTGGAACAGGTTCCGATACTCAATCGGGGTCCGCTGCAAGGGCACCAGCGGAAAGCGAACCCGATCGCGGTCACGGGTGTAGCACATCATGCGGTCGGTATTGGTAGCACCACGACCAGTCAGCCATTTAACGGGCTGAATATTAAGGGGCCTTCCATTGGCGGCGTTACACAAGCTGTTGTTCCGCAAGAACTCGATGAGCGACACGTTACCAGCCGTGCTGACCTTCTGCGAGACAAGGTAGCCGAACTGGACAGGAGGCACCCGCAGCTCACTCGGCATGATAGCCCAGCCCGAGTTCGTCCAGGTGTTGGTCAGCAGGGTATTCACGTCCGCCAGGATCTCGTCGGCGGTCTTATCAATCCATTTGGTAGACGAGGACTGACCGGTCGGCGACTGAGTGCCGGCAGTAGCCGCATTGGTCGCGGCAACAGAAGGTGTGTTATTCAACAGTCCCTTCTGGTTATAAGTCGCGTCGCCGATGTAGACCATCTCATCTACATCCATGTTGTACTTGAGCTTCATGCCGTCATACTTCTGGGCGTCCACGGGGCGACCCAGTTTTTGTGCAGAAGCCAGTTCAGGCAGAGTATACTTGATCTCCATCGCCCACAAATACAGTGGGTGAGTGGTCTTGCCGATATCCAGTGCGACGCCGCTGATCACGTTGGCGTCCTTGGACACCCAAGCCTTGCCGCCTGGGGTAATGCCGCCAGCCGAAGCAAACGAGCTGTTAGTGAAGCTCGACACTTCATCGGCGATGGTGACGTCCTCGCGGAGGTCAATATCGCGACCCCAGGTAACCGCGGCCAGCGGATCGTGCAGGTTCTGATCGAGGCGCTCAAGCTCACCAATCAGGAACGCGCCGGTGCTATCGATCGTGAACTGATCGAAAGTCATGAAGTTATCGCGTGTATACGCGCGCTTCCAGTTAACCTTGCGGCCGTTGTCAAAGACAATCTCATCGCCTTTGACACGACGCTCGGTCGCACCAGGGAGGATGAGGTTCGGACTCAGCATCGTTGAGTCCTTGAGATGGCTGAGCCTGTTGCTCATCTTTCAGTTACTCCTTGGATTAGATATTGAAGGCGATTTCGGTGATGCCGTTGCTGTCGGCTGGCCCCGTGAAGTAAGTCGAAGCCGGCAGCGCAATGCAGGCCGTGCTGGTGGCGGCTTCAAAACCACCCAGAACCGGATGGGCAGTCCCAGTATTGCCAGTCCAGACGAAGACAGTGCCGCCCTTCGTCGCTGCGGTGCTGCCACTGAGCAACACCGACATATAACCACGCACCAGCACATCGCAGGGGCCGCTGGTCGGCGGCGTAGACGTCGCCAGGGGATCTTGCGAGCCACCGGTGGGGAACGG